CCGCTCGAGCGATCCGGTGGATCGAGGCGTACTGCCTGGTGCCGTCGGGCACCGGGACCGGCCGCCCGGTGCGGCTGCATCCGTTCCAACGCGAACAGCTCGAGCAAATGCTCGCCGACGGGGTGCGTGTCGGCGGGTTGCAGATCCCTCGCGGCAATGGGAAGTCGACGTTGTGGGCGGCGGTGGCGTTGTGGGCGTTGTGCGGGGAGCCGGACGCGCCGCAGGTGCCGCTGGTCGGGTTCAACAGCTTGTCGGTGCAGACGACGTTGTGGCGTCCGATTCAGCGGATGGTCGCGATGAACCCGGAGTTGTCGTCGCGGGTGCGGGTGTTCAAGTCGTCGCAGGATCGGCGTGCCTTGTCGGCGTGGAATGGTGGGGAGCTCCTGCCGTTGCCGGCGCATGTGGACAGGTTGCAGGGGTTGAATCCGACGGTGGCGTTGGTCGATGAGGCGCAGACGGTTCCGCCGGAGGTGTGGTCGGCGTTGATTCAGGGTGCGGGGAAACGGTCGTCGTCGTTGGTGTTGGCGATTGGTACTCCGGCGCCTGGCGGTCAGGGTTCGGCGTTGGCGGGGTTGCGGTCGCAGGCAATGAGCGGTGCGAACGTGGCGTGGTTGGAGTATGCGGCGCCTGCGGGGTGTGCGTTGGATGACCGCCAGGCGTGGGCTGCGGCAAATCCGGGGATCGCCGCCGGGTTGTTGCGTGTCGATCAGCTCGAAGCCGAGCTGATGTTGGTGTCCGATCCGGAGTTCCGGTGCTACCGGCTGGGGCAGTGGGTGGATGCTGTGGTGTCGGATTGGTTGCCGGTCGGGGCGTGGGAGGACTGTCCGATGGTGGCGGCGCCGCCGGATGGGACCGAGGTGGTGTTGGCGTTGTCGGCGACATGGACCGCCGGCGCGGCGGTCGTCGGCGCGACGATGGATGGCGCCTTGTTCGTGGCGTGGGCTTCGCCGTCGGCGACGGATGACGAGCTGGCCGGTGTGTTCGCCGCGGCCGCGGCGAGGTGGCGTGTGTCTGAGGTCGTGGTCGCTCCTCGGCAGCGGGCGAATCTGATCCCCCGGCTGGTCGATGCGGGCCATCAGGTCGATGTGTGGCCTAACCGGGTGGATATCGAGGTGACGTCGGCGACGGAGTGGCGCCGGGCGATCGTCGAAGGGCGTGTCGCGCATGATCATCATCCGCTGCTGGGTGAGCATGTCGCTGCGAGCGTGGGTCGGTCGACGCCTGACGGGTCGTTGCGGCTGGCGGATGACGGCCGTCCGGTGGACGCGGCGCGGGCGGCGCGGATGGCGTGGTGGCGGGCTACTGGCGGCGCTTCCCGCACTGAGGCACCCGCGGTGTTCTAGATTGTGCTAATGGCGTCTCGGCTGGGTCTCGCGTTGCGTTCTTTGCGGGGCAACATTCTGACGGCGACCGATGGTCGGGATGTCCTGTTCAACTCCCCGGACGGCTGGGAGGTTGAGCAACCGTGGCTTTGGTGGACCGGTCCGGCCGGTTCGAGTTCGGGGACGGGTGGTCCGTGGGGTAATCCGATTCCTGGTGCTACTGGTGCGGGTCCGTATGCGGGGATCCCGGCGGTGCATCGTGCGACTGGTCTGATCGTCGACACGATCGCGACGTTGCCGTGGCATGTGTACCGGAACACGACGGAGCGGCTACCAACGCCGGCGTGGCTGGACGATCCGCAAGCCCTTCGGCTCGACGGCAGGGTGGTTGATACCGCCAGCGTGAATGAGACCCGCCAGTCACAGGTCGACGTGTGGGGCCAGTGGCTCCTGTCGGCCCTGTGGTGGGGTGACGGGTTCCTGTACGTCCCGTCCCGCGACATCGCGGGCGCGCCGAAGCCGCCGTTGTGGGTGTTGCATCCCGACGACGTGAAGATCGACGAGGGCCGCTACTGGGTTGGTGACGTCCGCCTCGACCCCGGGGACATCATCCATCTCCGCGGTCAGCATCCGATCGTGAACGGCCGCGGGACTGGCGTCCTCTCCAGGTTCGCCGGCGATCTTGGTGCGGTGAACTCGCTACGCGCCTACGTCGCGCAGAGCTTCAGCGCGGGTGTCCCTGCCGGCTATCTGAAGACGAGCCAGCCGAACGTGACGCAGGAACAGGCGGACACGTTGAAGGCCCGGTGGATGTCGCAGCATGGCGGCCGCCGGAGTATCGCGGTGTTGAACGCGACGACGGAGTTTCATCCGTTGACGTGGTCGCCGGTCGATTCGGATGCTGCGGAGTTCGCCCGTCTGAACCTCGCCCAGATCGCCCTGATGTTCGGCCTTCCGCCCGGCATGTTGGGCGGCCCCACCGGCGACTCGCTCACCTACTCGACGAATGAAATGCGGATGCTCGAGCTGTACCAGCTCACCCTGCTGCCGTGGATCGGCCGCGTCGAAGCCGTGTTGAACGCGCAGCTGCCGGCGGGTACGAAAACGCGGATTGAGATCGACGGGCTGTTGCGGGCGGACATCAAGACGCGGATGGAGTCCTACGCGATCGCGATCGACAAGGGGATCTACACCCGCGACGAGGTTCGTGCCCTGGAGAACCTGCCTTCACTGTTCGGAGTGCCCACATGATCACTGTTACGTTCACCGCGCTCGAGCTCCGGGTGCCGGACATGTCGGAGCGGATCGTCGAGGGGATCGTCGTGCCGTGGGGTGAGACGTCGTTCATGACGCCCGACCCGCGGGGCGAGCGGTTCATGCCCGGTTCGCTCACGCGGACGGTGAAGGAGCGGGGGCACATGATCAAGCTGTACCGCACCCACGATCACAAGGTCGCCGTCGGGAAGTCGCTGAAGTGGGACGTGAAGAACGAGGCGGGATGTTGGGCGCAGTTCAGGATTGCGAACACCCCCGCCGGGGACGCCGTCCTCGCCGAAGCTCATGAAGGCATGTTGGATGCGTTCTCCGTCGGGTTCCTCCCCAAGCGCGAGGTACGCGGGGCCGACGGCGCCCGCGAAGTCCTCGAGGCCCAACTGCACGAAGTGTCGCTGGTGCCGATGGGCGCCTACGACGGGGCGAGAGTCCTCGCGATGCGTTCGGGAGGCTCTGACGGGCCTACAGCGCCGTCTCCGTGGAAGCTCGGCCCGATGCCGGAAGTGAACTTGGCGCCGGTGGTGCTTCCCTCGCGTTGGCGAGACGGCTAACCTGCCGATTTGGAAGCGCGAAACCTACCCCGCCCGTAACACCGGAACCGCCCCCTGGCCTGGGGGTCGCCCGTGAACATCGGAACCAGGCAAGACCCACGCTGACGCCGGAATCCCATCTGCTGCGTCCCCTTGGAGGGTTGAACCTGATGCACGCATACCTGAAGCGCCTTCACGACGAGCGACTCACGCTCACCGAACTCGCGACTCGCATGGCCGACAACGCCGCCAGCGAGGACCGCGACCTCACCGCCACCGAGCAAAGCTCGATCGAAGGGTGGCAGGCCCGCTGCGCCGAGATCGACCCGCAGATCATCAACTACAACGGGCAGGTCGAATCGGCCCGCCGTTACGCCGATCTCATGACGACCGCCGAGGCTGCCCGCGAACAGGCGCCCGCCACCCGCGGCGCCTCCGCCCGGTCGTTGGAGACGACGTCGTGGGGTGAGAAGTTCACCGACTCCGAACAGTTCCGCTCCTACAACGGTCGCGGCCAGATGGGCGTCGTCGAACTCACCGACTTCATGCCGCATCAGCAGCGGGCGCTGATCACGACGACCAGCCTCGGCTCCCCGTCGTATGTGCTGCCCCCGCGGGTGCAGGACATCACCGTGCCGCCGTTCCTCACCGTCGTCGACGTCGTCCCCGTGTCTACCGGAACGGTGGAGTGGGTGGAGGTGTCCGGCGATCCGCAGGCGCCGCTGGTCCCTGAGGGCACCCTGAAGCCTGAGGCTGCCCTCACGTTCACGCCGACGTCGGCGCCGCTGGATACGTACGCCCACTGGTCGCAGATCACCCGCCAGGCCCTCGAGGACGCCACCTACATCCGGTCGGTGATCGAGGGGAAGCTGCGGCGGGGTCTCACCCTCGCTGTCGCCGACGCGATCCAGGATGCGATCGTCGCCGCGACCGTCCCCGCCGTGACAGGTGCGTCGCTCCTCGAGGCGATCCGCGTCGGGATCGGCACCGTCCAGGGCAACGGCTACGAGCCGAACGCCGTTGTGTTGAACCCGGCCGACTGGGCTGCGCTCGACAACACCGTGATGGGTGGCACCCTCGGCGGCCCGTCGATGAACTCGACGTTCTGGGGTCTGACCCCGATCGCGTCGCGTTGGCAGACCGCCGGCGTCGCTCTCGTCGGGGACTTCAAGGCCGGT